ATTGAGGATCGTCTATAATCTTTTCTTCATTCGACAATGGATCGAATATTCTATAATATGGTACTTTTACTTTGGTATATCTCTCAAATACTTCCAGTTCACGTTCAAGATCAACATCGAGCATTTCATTCTTTCTAGCTTTAGGAAGAACATCCTCTTTCATTATACCAAAACGATTCTCATCGACTGAACTTATATGACTTGTTTCTGAGGATTGCCTGATGTTTTCCTCAAATTCTGGATATATTAGAATTAATTCTTTTTCTGTCATACGCTTTGCTATTATAATATTACTAGCGTCCCTACAGAATGGGTCTTGTGAGTCAGCGTCGAAATAGACTGAGAATGGGTCAATTGATTTAACATATACTTCACCTTTACCAAAATCAGAATCTGGTGATATATATGAAACCATAACTCCCATACCCTTTACATAGTAATCATCAATACATTGTTTTAATTCAGTATTACCATTCGATATATCCCATACCCATGACATTAGGTCTGAGAATATCCTGCCTACTTTTGTATCTGAAGTATCTCGTCCAGTAGATTGAAATCTTGGCGAGTTAGCAGTAAGCATAGCTTTTGCTTGCTCTACTGCTGGATGGATCACATTTACAACTAAAGGTTCTTGTGCTCTAGCACGTAATGACTTTACCTGCTTATCTGACCATTGTTTCCCTGCCCGAAATTCTGCATCCTCAGCTGCCTGACTAGCCCAGTCTGAGCGTGCAGAACTATAGTTAGAGAATAAGTCTTGAGTAAGTCTTACTTCTGGATGTATCTCTGGCATGTGGAAAAATGCGTTGCAACATCAGCTTATACGAAATCGAGGTCATTATTGTTCCCTATAAATTAATTATACTTTAAGCAATCATCCAATCAAAAGTTTCATCTCTTATATATTGTTTCTCTTTTATTTTCATATCACCAGTTTCGTGTGCTGGTGTATAGGTATTCTTCATAGCATAGTATAGCCCGTCTAATAAGTCATCATGTTTAGCTCTTGGATACAATAATAACTCATCTCTTATTTCTTCCATACTTTCAAGCATATATACTTTGTTTTGAGCGAAATATGGTTCCATAGTTTCCAGCCTAGCAGACTTACTTGTCCTAGGTCTCTCTTTTATCTCGAGACCAGCAATAAACATGTTCTCTTGATCACAGCGTTCCCTTATATACTCCCGCAGCATTTCCTGATAGCCAACTGACTCTATACGCACCTTAGAAGGCTTCATTATCTTGAAATGCTCTATAATCTGGTTAGCAAGATTCATGGGAGTAGCCCTTTTACGGTAGTAAGGGAGGATGTACCTGTTATTTTCATTATCAACCGCAACTGCAACTATAGTGCTATAATCTGGTTAGCAAGATTCATGGGAGTAGCCCTTTTACGGTAGTAAGGGAGGATGTACCTGTTATTTTCATTATCAACCGCAACTGCAACTATAGTGCTATAATCTGCTGTTTTTCGGGTTGAGGATGCAGGGTCTACCCCCATAAATACATTTACTGGTAAAAGAAGGTCTGTATCTTTTCCATTTATACTTTTAAACTGAATAAATGCTTCTTCACCTTCCCCATGTACTAATTTACCATCATAATACTGAAAATACTTTTCTTGGAACAATTGATCCTCATCTCCAATAATTTGACATAGATATTCTCTATAAAACACTGAAACTCGGTTTATAGACTCAAGTTCTTCCTTTTTCTTTATTAGTTTCTCTATTGGATGCCAATCTTCCCATAATGATATGTTTTCTTTAATGCTGGGAGCGAAATGCATATTTTCCCAGCCAGTCATCTCTTTTAATGTCTCAACGAGACAACGCTGGTGCTGCGGAGTACCAATGACCGCTATACGGCCACGCTGCGGGTCTAGGGATGGGAGGGCACTCTGCAACAGCCAGCGTAAGTTTGCTTCCATAGCTTCAGATGTCTTGGTATTGTTTTCATCCTCTGGATCGTCTACTATAATAAGGGTGGGTCTTTGATTGCCTTTCTTTATACCACGAAGCTGTTGTCCAGTACCTTTACATATGACCATCGAACCATCTTTTAGTTCAATCTCTGATTTAGACCATTGCTTGGCTGAATATTGTCCCCAATATCCAAACAGGCTTCTAAAATTGCTGGAATAATCCAGACAATCTTTTATAGTACCCAATAATTTAATAGCATGGTCTTGTGTTCTTGATACTAGTACAATTAATTTTTGCCCCCCGTGGAACATGAGGTGGTAAAGAGGAAAAACACCACCGACGATAGAGGACTTTGCGTGCCCACGGGGAGCGACAATGTTTATCTGTTTAATTTCTTCATCCATAAGCCTCTTTGATATCTCATAGTGAAATGGTGGTGAAGTAGATGAAAACATATTCGGCATACATACTTTTCCGAACAACACCAGATTTTCTTTTATTTTTTTTAAATTTTCAGTCTTTGAATCCATAAGTATACATAGTATCTATCAACTCTAATTCGTGAATAGCATCATATGCTGTCTTCTTCATTGATTCGCTAGACATGGAATTACTATTAGCTATATCGACCAAAGCCTCAATAGCGATTTCTATTTGCATTCGGATAATATTGTGAGGATCGACACCCAGATATTGATCTTCAGGGCTGACTTGATTCTTTTGATTCATTGACTTCTTCTTTCCGCTGCATCAGCAAAGACTTCTCCTCTGATTCTATTGCATCCGCTATGCTACTTGATACGTCTAACTGTAGTGTATCCGTTGTAATCCTTTTAGAAGGTTTCATTTCCAGTAGCTCCATAAAATAATCGCATGCTTTTAGCATATTGGTTACATCTTGTTTATGACGTGCAATCTCTATTGCTTCTAGCATGGTGTCAACTACCGAGGATTTGCTGATACCTTTCTCTTCCATAATTTCTTTTAGTTTCTTCTCTATCATATCTCTGATAAACTCCTGTTTCAGTACCCTTTTAACCGTCGCAGACGGCTCTTGCTGGTCAGGGCGGTAAATATTACCCAATTGTTTGTAATTAAACCCTTCACTTGAAAGGGCTTGTCCAACATAGGCATTTACTAGGTTCTTGGTACGTGTTCTTCGGGCTTCACGATCTTGCCATGACTTCGGGTTAGCCTGTGAATAGCTACCGAAGGTTTTATTAACCATATATTCTATACGATTAGTATTTCCAGCCCAATTTGCGCCATGACACAGCCTTACAAAGGTCTTTACCCGACCATTTTTGTCGGTATAGTCCTTTCTGCCGATACATAGACCAACATATCCGTCATCAGTAGCGGCATAATCTCCCTCTCTTGCCTGTTTCCAGTGCAAATACGGTAATCCTTCGGATTCCGCTTCCTCTTCGGTGTAAATATTATATACTTTATTTACACCCTTAACTTTTCTTTTTAATGTATCCATCAATCACCAGATAACAGTGTTATGTAGTCTCCATCTACTAGAATATACATATCTCCGATTATATCGAACTGATATAATTGAGTACTGATCATATTACCAGCACTATTAACATACCATGACTTTAATATGTAATATCCCGCTGGAATCTGGTCTATATTCCCTTGAATTGTATAAGGACACATATATTCCTGAGAATATAACACATTATCAGTAGTCGTTTGACTTATCGTCAATATCTGGCTACAATTTGGTGGTACATTCCCTGTCTCTACGTATACATCGTATAACGTACTATCTTCGTAGGTCTGACCTACATATACTGTATCAATCTGATACAAAGTATCAATTACTACCACATATACAGTATCTCCCACACGTTCATCATATACAGTATCTACATAAACATCATATATGGTATCATTATAGGTTGTGTATACGGTATCTGTCTGGTATACATACAGAGTATCCGTACCTACTTGTGTGATTACTTCTTCGATTGTGCAGCTATAGCTTAATATAAAAGCTAATAGCAAAACAATGAATCCTCTTTTTTTCATTTTAACTCCCTTACTAGTATAACCCTTAGAGTAATACCCTAGTGTATACTCTATAGTGTTTATATAATATACTAGGAAAAGAGTAAATACACAATAGTGTATATACTATAGTGTTAATCCCTACTCTCAATTGGTTGAGGTGGCCTTTTATTTAGTTGCTGTTCTATTATCTTATTGATAATCTGTATTTCAGCGTCTAATACTTGAGTTTCTTCATTGAGCTGCTTCATACCCTCGTGAAAGCTGTCCTCATCTATCATGTGACTCTCCCACATTCCAGTGCTCATATTAAATACTTCAAATATCCTGCGTTTACCCATGCCTAATTATACAAATAAACAGGGCAATTGTTCCATAAGAGAGTGTTGCATTACAAAACTATATCTACAATGTGTGTGGTTGAGATGAGTTATACCTACCCCCCTTGAATTAAGGGTACAGGGTTGCAACTAGGTTGAGTTCAAACGTTCCGTTAGGTTAACTCGTGTTCACTGCGCTCACTCAGTGCTATACACCCGCCCAACTCACAACTGGCGTGCCCATAGCCTGACTAGCGCAACACGTCGTACCTCCGTGTACTACTAGTCACACC